CCTGCTTCATTAAAGATAGCGAGGTTGGTATCAAATAATTCCTCTTTTGATACGTTTACCTCTTTTCCTGCAAAAGGTCCTGAATCATATTTAAACTTTTTTTCTGCTCTTTCTGTTCTAGTTGCAGGCTTTCCAAAAACTTTGAAATTAACTTTCCTTGTAGATGTTAAATGATTAAGCCACTCATCAGCTGTGTATTTGCCTCTACCTAATCTCATTGCCCAGTCGTAAGTAGATGATCCAAATGCAGGAGCTATATCATCTCCCATCTGTAACGGTTTAGTTTTTTTAAGAACTACAGGAGGATTTCTTATTTCTTGTCTAGCTAACTCTTGACCTTGTGCCTGTGATGGTTTCGGTTCGTAAGTTATTTGTTTTTGTTGTTGTCCGGTAGCCGGTGTAGCTGATTCCTTCTTACCTCTTAGAAGTCGCTTCCCAAACTGAAATAAATTTCGAAGGGACATTATCCCTCCTACGTTATCTTAGTAGCTTTTTTTCTACCTAATTTGCAACCACGAGCCATGATCATTTTACCTGTTTTATAACCCATAGGTCTCATCATCATACCACCGCCCATTTTCTTTTTCAAAGTAAAATCTCTTCTAGGGTTTTTGTTAATTCCTCTTGTTCTCTCTCTTGGAGAGCTTTCAGATGCACCAATCATAGATTCTGTTTTTCTAATCTCTCTAAGATCATCACCTTTCACCGACATACCTTTACTTAAACCTTTAACTGGCATACCTTGTTTATAACCCATAGGTCGTTTCATCATGCCACCACCCATTTTACCTTCAACTTTTTTCTTTGCTTTTTTATCTAAATAAGCTTTTGCTCCTAAACCAACAGCTGCAACTGCACCAGCAATCTTTCCAATTCTAGTAGCCTTAGCTGCTTTTAATGCTTTTTGAAGAGCTTTTCTTTTCATTCCTTTTGCTGATTTCATTTTTTTCATTGCTTCAGCTTTAGAAGCCATACTGCCTGGAGCTGTTGTCATTGTAGGCAATGAACGAGTTTTCATTGCAGGCAATGAACGATTTGATAACATACCTCTTTTAGCTTTCACTACTTTTCCAGGTTTTACTTTCTCATCTTGTAAACCCATGCCTCTGCCTTTTGCTTTTTCTGCTCTAAGTATTTTAAAATCTTGTGCATCTAATTTGTTATTTTTATTCTTGTCTAATTTTGCTTGGCCACCGATTAGCAAATTTCTTGGTTCTGATTCTGGTCTTCTTTTATCTCTAGGTCTTGGTAGGTCTGGCTTACCATAAAGTCTAGGTTGCTCTGGAGTTTCTTTCGGTGGTTTTCCACCTCTAATTATTTCTCTTTTTCCATCTTTCCCAACAACAAAAGTTTTGGGGCCCATTCTTTTTCCCTCTTTTCTATTTAGTCTTGGATCTGGTCCTGGCATAATTACTCCTAATAATATTTATAATCCTTTTCTATTTTAAAGTTCGGTTCGTCCCA